TCAGCACCAACTTTAGATTGGTATGCTGCTTCAAATATTGCTGAAGCCTTATCACGGAATCCATCTGAAAGAGTTGCCTCTTCCGATACTATAACATCTAAGTCTTCTGACCAATCAACTGATTCAACAGGTGATTTTACGATCTTTTCAGGATTCTTATCAGCTTCAGAAGATTTCATTTTGATGGTTTTATCCTTCTCTTTCTTCTTCTGTGCGTCAATAGCTTTCCCTACTGAACCGTCGTCAATTGACTCTGATTGCTTTAGCATTCTGCCAAGTAATTCTTGCGCTTCGTGCTTTCTTGCTTTTTTAAGCATGTCGACTGCGGCGTTAACGATGCCAGCTTTAGTTTTCGGCATTTCAAATTTTGGAGCAGACTCTTCAACTTCGTCGTCTTCTTCGTCTTCTTCCTCATCTGAATGATATGCTTCTTTTTTCTTAGCTGCTTCTGCAACGTCTTCACTTTCCTCTTCGGAAACAGTTTGTTCTTCAACAACTTCGTCTTCTACAACCTCTTCAGATTGTTCTTCAACGACTTCGTCTTGAACCACTTCTTCTTCAGAAACGCCTTCGACTATTTTTTTATATTCGTTAGTCAAATTAGACATATCTTTGTCTCCCAAAGTTATTTGATTAAATTATAATCTAGAGAGGAAATTTTTAAACGCCTTTATTTCCAGTTCTGGCAATGCCTTTGCTGGAGCACGTTTTATTTCAGTCTCAATTAATTCAATTTCTTGAGGTTTCAAAATGCCGTTGTCCCATATCCAGTCTACTCCTTCCATAATTCCGTTAACGAAAGCGGAAGGTGCAGAGGGATCTTGGACTATATCTACGGAGGCTAACATAAAGTCATCCCGTACATACGCGCCATCTCTCCTGTTCTCAAGAGTACCCATACCACGACTTGATACACCAAGCTTAACTCCACCTTCGAGCAAACCTTCTACGATTTGTCCCATTGGGGTTTTAAGTATTGATGCTTTTCCAATAACATCATTTCCCTGGAATTCCAGGTTCGTGATCTTATGTGAAACTTTATCCAGGTTTACGGTTGGTCCTTCTGGATGATTTAACTCTCCAACCGCTCTTCCCTGAGAAACCTGTTCTTTGACATATTTGCCAACAGCTTTCTCTAAAATCTTTTTCTCATATATTCGGCCGTTCCTATTCTTTTGTTCGGCCTGCATAAAAACACCTTCTATATAAAGGTCTTTTTTACCGTTGTTCTTCTCTACGATAACATCTAGTTTGTTATCAATGTATTCTGAAATTAACTTCATTTTATTCCTCTAATAGGTTTAGGAATTCTTCTATTGCGGATTCAGCTTCTAGTATATCTTCGAATTCTCCTAGTCTTTCCTGACCAGAAATTGCTATATAAGAATTACCTTCCTTAAATAGTTCTACGATTCCAAGCATACCATATTTCTTTACAAGAATCTTATCTTCCTGTAAAGATTTTCTAAATTCGCCAAATTGTAAAGTCATTATTCTTCTTCCTGTGCAATTGGTTCTTCTTCTTTACCAATTCCACTAGCTATTTTAACCTTTTCAGCATCCAAAGCATCATTTAGCTTGGACTTAATTAAACTATCAAAAGTTTTATTAGCTTTTACGTTATCACCATTCTTAATATTATCAATCAATTCAGTTGTGCTCATAAAGTTTTCCTCTATCTTTATTTATAAAAATTAAATGTCTAGGTCGAGATCTTCTCCGTCCTCGTCCTTCTCATTTTCCATTTGTTTATCTTGCGATTCTATTTCTTCATCAGATTGTCTTAATATAGTCTTACGTATCCATTCGTTAGATACATATTTACCTACATATTCATCTAATGAAGCTAACATTTCGAATCGCTCCCGAATCATTTCTGATTCTTTTAACTCACTGAAGTAGTTATCTTCAATAAAGTCAAATACTATTTGCTCTTTCCATGAATCCCAATCTTGTGGAGTAATTACTTTTTTCAATAGTAATTGTGTTCTTAAAGATTGCATGAAAAGATCGCTAAACCTTTTTCTTAATCTATCGATGAATTTCTTAAACTTAACCTCATCTCTAGATATTTCGGTGCTTCTTCCTAAACTAAACTGAGCTTCTTGTTCCAATCTATTAATTGGTACGTTTAATGCTCTATATAGTTTCTTTTGGAAATAGATGATATCATCAATCTGTCCTAGATTTTCACCACCTGGTAATGTTGATATTTCTGTTCCTCTTCCACCTTCTCTTCGTGGTAAAAAGAAATCTTCCAACATTGACATGTGTTTCTTATCATCTTTTATTTCCCCTGTTGCTGCATCATAAACTAATTTGTTTCTATATTGGTTCATAATATTTTTTAGATATTCTTCAGCTTTACCTTTAGGTAAGTTACCTACATCAATATAGAATATTCTTCTTTCTGGTGCTCTACTTATTCTGTAGATAACCAAAGAATCTTCCATCATTCTTAATTGGTTAACAGGTTTAATAGCCTTGTGCATGTATGACAAGACTCTTGATCTGCTTGGGTCTAACATTCCTGAAGTACAATAGATAATTGCGTCAGGGTGTATTTTAACACCTTGATTATGTGAAGCCATTTTATTATCTTGGAATATAAAATATTCTTCTTGTTTAACAATAATCTTAGCACCAGTCTTTTGGTCTTCTTTCTCTTCAATCTCTTTAACCTTTCTTAATTTAGTCGGGTCAATGTATCTTAATTCTTTAATACCTTTAGCTGGATTGCCTTCATCTATTATAACATGATATGGTAATCTTCCATCAACATACCACTTTCTGAATATATCATGTGCATATTGATTAAAGTTAATCATCTTTAATATAACCTGGAACTCATCACGCATCACATCTTTTATCTGATCCGATACATCTAGTTCATCTAATACTATATTTACTGGCGCCTCTGTATGGTCACCAACAATTGATTCATTAACAATGTCTTCTACGGCTGCATCACATTCAGGCTGTGCTGCTATATCACGATATCTCATTATTAATTCGTTTTCGGTTTTTACCTTATCGCCATCTACATCCAAATAGACACCAAAGTGTCCACCGGATTGTATAACACCGGCACCGTCAGATTCTGTATCTGGTACAAATGATGGGCGTTCAGGCTTCTTTGCCTTACGATTTATTTCAAATCCAAAAAATTCTGCCATATTATCCTCTTATTATATTATCAGAGGGGAAATTAATCCCCTCTTCTAATATATTTATATCACTTATGAAGTGACGTCTGATTCCCAATATTGAACTTGTAGTTCAACTGTAAACTCTTCAATAGCGTCTGCAGTATCGTAGTTAAGATCAATAGCAGCAACAGATGAAGGCCAACATCCTCTAAAGTCATACTTCATAGAAGTTGAACCATCTTTTCTTAATTGCTCTACAACAACATCAGCTGTGTAATCATTCATGTTTACTAAGCCAGTATTGTTTTGATGCTCGTTAATACCGTTCATCCATTGTTCAAACGCACGTCTTACGTTAAACTCAGCGTCATTGATAACAGTAAGAGTTAAATTTTCAAATGTTCTGTCTCCAGCCATTTTTAATTTTCTTCCTCTGAAACCAACTTCTATTCCGCCGATTGTACCGCCTGGAATAGTAGCTTGTTTACATAAGAATGATGTAAGTTCTACATCACTGTCTACGTATGATGGAAAGTTTACTGTAGCTTTAAACAGGGAAGGTCTAGCACCGCCACCACTAAGCTTAGATTTAAAGTCGTCTATACCTAATATTGCCATGATTAACCTCCTGAGATCTCAGAGAATTCCACTCCGGATCTTGTTGCTACGAAGTTCAAGGTAACGAAGTTAATAGATCTTGCAGGCTTAATGAATATGTCTGCTACGAAACTATTACTATCAATTACTTGACTTGTGTTATTTGTAGTATCACAAACTACTCTAAAGTCTGTAATACCTCTACGTCCTTTTACATCTCTTAAGAAAGGTTCTACTAAATTTAAGAACTGAGCTCTTGTAAATTCGTCATTGAATTCAAAAAGCTGAGCCTCAGCTGCAGTAGATATTGCCTTTTCTAATGTGATGAAAAGCCTTCTAACGTTTATTCTGTCAAATGCAGATGGTCGCGCTAATGCTGTTTTATCTCCAAATAAGATTGTACCTTGTCCTGGTAAAGAAACTATTGGATTAACTCTTGCTTTATATAGAGAATCTCTATCTGCTTGTGCAGGGTTATAAGCAAGTTTTGATACGCCTAATAGTTGTCCTCTGTTAACACCGGCTGGTGAGAACCAAGAATCAGCAACGTTGTCTGTGTTTGCACATAGACCAGCTAAGTGACCGCCAGCGCCTATCCATACGAAATTGTCATTATACTTATCGTACACATATACTGCGCCTGAGTCTATAACTGCGTAAGAGCTTGAACTAATACCATTAGCCCATTCTAATACTGTTGTCACAGGAGCCGAAGCACCTTGTGAATCTGCTATTGGAGGAGATAAAAATGCAAGACAGTCTTTACGTAGGTTTGCTACTTCGACTAGTTTTTCTGCAATTACTTCCTGTCCGTTAATATCTGGGTATGCAAATAATAGACCAACGTCTACAGTACTTGAATCTTTCATTAGGTCGAAACCTGCTGCAATTTCTCCTGTAGTTGGTGCGTTATCATCTGTTCCGCCAGATAAGCTATTTGTTATCGCTGATGTTGAACCAGCAATAGTTGATAAGGCAGTTAGATTTCCACCTGCGTCTCCCAAACCGGAAGGGTGGTCTAACCATCTTATGTATGCGGAATTCGAATTAATTACGTCTACGTAATAATTTGATGTTCCGTCTGATTTTTTAGCGTCTTTTGCCTGTGATAAAAATGAATATGATTCTAGTACAGTGTTAGCTGTTCCAGACCATACGCCAGTTTCATCAAGAACTAAAACGTGAAGCTCGTCGCCAATAGTGCCTTTACCTAAATTAGCTGCATATTCTGAAGTGCCTGGAGCTGCATCGAATACATCGGAGTATTTTTTATCAGTTGCATACTCTAAAGTACTATAACTGTTTACTCCTTCTGTTACGATACATACTTTCAGACCATTCCCAAGAACGCCAGGATGCTTAGCAGCCCATGTTCCTTTTGAATTACTTCCAGCAGCATATTGATTTACGTAATCACTATCGTTTTCAATTAAAAGACCTGATCCGTCCGCAGTTGCATTTTTGTTTCCAGTTTTAACACGAACTGCCTTTAGCACGCTTCCATATTTCAGGAAAGATGCAGCAGTTAGGAAATATCCACATGTGCTACTGTCTGGACTTCCAAACACTTCAGCTAGTTGTTGTTCCGAACTAACTTGAACTACTTCATTAACAGGACCCCAATTGAAGACCCCAGCGAATCCACCAATACTGGTAGAAACTGCAGGTACTACGGCTGTCGCGTCAACTTCCTTGACTTGAACGCCTGGTGATACTTGAAATGCCATCGCTTTTTCCTCTCAAAAAGGTTTATATTTATAAGTTAACATAATACGGTTTTTAATTCACTCGTCTTTATTTATGATTACCAAAGTCCTGTGGACTTAGTGTCTTCTTC